AGGTGACAATAGTCCTCAAGCACAAAAAATTTATAACGAATTAGTTGAATTAGGTGTCGTTAACTCACAAGTTCAAATTGGAGATTTAAAAGCTTTATTAAGAGATGTTCGATTTGGAGAACAATTAAATAATACCGATGCTATTTTACGACCTATGATGGCTAGATTAAAAAAATTAGGTCAATTCTTTCAAGGTAAATATGTGGCAGAAGATGACACTTGGAAAATAACTAACTATGTTGTTGAATTAAATCGAATACATAAAGCACGAGCTAAACAAGCAGGAAAGTCAGTGGATGAATTCTTGGAGGGTTTAGGTGAAGTTGAACAAAGAGCTTTAAAAGAAGAAGCAGCAACTATTGTTAAAAATACTGTTCCTAATTACGCTTACGTAGGTTCAGCTGTTAAAACTTCTAGATTATTACCAATTGGTAATTTCATGTCTTTTCCTTCAGAGATGTTAAGAACTACAACAAACATTGCTGAACAAGGTATTAAAGAATTAAAACATTCAAGACCCACAAGAGGCAGTAATATAACACCTGTTGTTTTTGAGATAGGTAAAGGTTTTGTAAAAAATGATGCTATTGCAAGAGGTACTTACGGTACTGGTTTTAAAAGAATATCTGGAATGGCAGTAACGGTTACAGGAGTTCCTGTTGCTGTGACTGAAGGTGCGAAAGCATTGTATGATGTAACCGAAGAAGAAATAGATGCTTTACGACAATTTGTTCCTGAATGGTCAAAAAATTCTACTCTTATTCCAATTAGAGATGATGATGGTGAATTAAGATACATAGATTTCAGTCATAGTAATGCTTATGATGTTATTAGTCGACCTTATAGAACACTTATAAATAATATCTTAGAGGGACAACAAGACGGTGATACTTTACTTTCAGGTTTTGTTAGTGGTGTTAATGAAGCTAGTGCAGAAATAATGAATCCATTTATATCTGAATCTATCTGGACAGAAGCTATTACAGATTTAACTGTTAGAGGAGGAATAACTCCAGAAGGAAGAAGACTTTACACAGATCAAACTTCTGCCGGTGATAAATTAGCTATTAGATTTTTACATTTAGGGGAAGCTCTAGCGCCTTCTTACAAACAATTTCAAAGACTAGGTCAAGCTGCATTCGGTATACCTACTAAACGAGGAGAAGAATTAGATATAGGACCTGAACTTGCGGGCTTTATGGGTTTACGACCAATTAAAGTTAATCCACTAGAATCAATGGGTTTTAAAATTGCAGAATATCAAACAGGTATTCGAAATGCCCGAAGAGAATTTACTGGTGGTTATTTTGGTTTATTAAGAGGAGGTCGAGTAACTCCTAATGAAATTATTGAAAGATATTTACTATCTAACGCAGCTAGATTTAATGTTCAAAAAGAAATGTATAAAAATATTAATGCAGCTGGTGTTTTAGGTGTTAATCCATCTTTATTAAAAAGAGAATTTGATGATAGACAAATTAGTGCAAAAACTTTTAATCAATTAAGGCGAGGTAGATTTGACCCTTATTTCCCTTCACAAGATATTCAAGATAGGTTTAGAGAAATAGCAGCTAATCTAGGTGAACTTAATCCTTATAAAGAAGCAGCGCCTATTTTAAGATTGATTAGAAACGATTTAAGACAACTAGATTTAGGTAGTAATTTTGATTTAAAACTAGAAGATTATTTGCTTGAAGATATTAGTTTACCTGCTCCGCAAACATCACAACTTACACCAAGTCCTGATGTTATTACGCAAGGACAAAATATATTAGGTCAGGGACAAGCATTAGCACAAGGTATAACTCCATCTGGCTTGACACCAACTGAAGAAGCGTTATTATCAGACGAAGAAAAATTAATCCGACGTAGACAAAGAGGACTCGTATAATGACATTAGAAGAATATTTAGAATATTTAAGAAGACTTCAAGAAGGTGGAGATAATTCTGCTAATATTTTTACACCACAAGACGCTAGATTAGCTGTTGGTCAAGAACCTTTAAGCAATAGAGGTATTATGGCAGCAGGTTTTTTAACAGGCAATCCTTTTTTTACTATGGCAACTGCTTTACCTCGATTAGCGGATAGAGGTATTTTACCTTCTGGTTTAAATCGAATGTTTGGTTCAAGAGCATCTGCAAATGTTGAACAAGGTTTACCAGCAGTTATAAACATGCAATCAGTCTATGATGATTTTGGATATGGTGACAGTGGACCTAGTGGTTCTTATGATGGAGCAGCTAGTATGTCTGAATACTCTGCAGATCCAACTTCATTTTCAGGGAGTTTTTAATGCCTAAAAAATCTGCACTACAAAAAATAGAAGCTCATGAAAAACTTTGCAGGATAATGCAAAAACAAACATTTGATCAAATTAAAGAATTAAAAGCACAGATAGTTAGAATAGAAAGAATATTAATTGGTACGGCTGCTTTCGTTATTATGAGCCTACTTGACAAGTTATTTTAAATAATTATATATGTTGCAGGCGCAACATAAGTTGGCCTATTAAACTTGCTTAATATAAGGAGGATAATATGACAGCACTAGATTTAATCAATAAGTTCAATAAAGACGTTTGGAATCATTCAGACAAATTGTTTGGTGACGTGTTTGATAACATGTTCAGCAATATGGCAATGGGTTCAGCGACTCAATCTTTTCCTTTTCACAATGTTGTGAAGTATGGCAAAGGTGAATATGGCATTGAGTTAGGACTTGCAGGCTTCAATAAGAAGAATGTTAAAGTTCAATACAAAGATGGCGTATTAACAATCTCTGGTCAAGTTAATGATACAGAAAAAGAATACCTAGAAAAAGGTTTAGCATTTAGAAAATTTTTCAAACAATTTGCAATCAATGATAAAGCAGTTGTTAATGATGCTAAAATGGAAGATGGTGTTCTAACAATCAAACTTGGTGTTAATGAACCAGAAGAAATCAAAGCTCAAGATATAGAAATCAAATAATTATATCCACGCTTTAAGTTCTTCGCCCATAATTTCTGTGGCGATGTTAACTTTCTTTCGAAGGGATTGGACGATTTTATCATCGACAGTCCCTTCAGCAATAATATCAATATAAGTCATAGGTTTTTCCTGACCAATACGATCAATCCTTGCTTCAGACTGTTGACGTTTTTCTAAATCATAACCATTTGAATAATAAATCATTGTAGATGCACCTGTTAAAGTAATTCCATAACCACCTGTTTGTGGTGTACCAACAATAAATCTAACAGGAGAATCTTTGTCTTGAATTTTTTTAATTGCTTTTTGTCGATCATCAGTAGTGGTGTCACCATAATAAGTAACTACTGAATTTTCGCCATATTCTTTTGCTATGGCTTCAACAATTTTTTTAATGTCATAACGATAATGAGCCCAAATAACTGCTTTACCTTCAACTTCATCTAGTATTTCCATAAGTTGATTGATTCTGTTATTTTTTAATTCTTGAGTTGTGCCATCATTAGCAGTGAAATGACCACAAGTGATTTGATGTAATCGCATCAATTGCGTAATAACGGTAGCTGATGAAACCATTTTACCATTTAAAAAAGCGATCGCTTCTTGTTTCATTTGTTTATAAACTCTTTTTTGGTCATCAGATAATTCTATAATTCTTTTAGAAAAAGTTTTTTTAGGTAAGTCTAAACAATCATCTTTTAAAACTCTATCGGAAAATTTAGTTATTTTTTCTGAAAGTTCAGGTAAATTTCTATAACCTGTTACTATATTAACTTGTCGACCGGATACATTAATGGATCTCATCCAAGCATATCTTGCTCTAAAACTATAATAAGAAGGATGATCTAATAATGATCCATCTAAAAATTCACATTGTGAATATAAATCTAAAGGCGATTTAGTTACAGGTGAACCAGTTAATATTCTTCTATATTTTGAATACTGAGCTAAAGCTAAAATATTTTTAGTTCTTTTAGCAGCAGGATTTTTAATAGTCGTTGATTCGTCCACACCAATTAAATTCGTGTGACAACTTAAAAATTTATGTGCAAACAATAAACCTTTTTTAGTTGAAAAGGCTTCCACATTCATAATTAAAATATGTAGATCATTTCCTCGTTGGAACAAAGGTTTTAGATCTTTAGCATTAGGATCAGTTTTCCATAAACCTATTTTCCTTTCAACATAGTCAGGTAAATGAGTAGGTATTTCTGAATCAAACCAGTTTTTATACACACCTTTAGGTGCAATAATTAAAGCCCCATTAATTCTACCAGCATTGTATAACATGGCAATATTATCAATAAGAACCTTTGATTTACCTGTACCCATTTCCATAAAGTAGGCAAATACTTCTTTATCCCAAGATTTTTCAAGCGCTTTATATTGATGCGCAAAAGGTTTAGTTTTAAATTTATAGTTCATAGTTTGTATTGCTTTCTATTGCTTAGATATATATTTTATTGTATATAATGTCAATGCAAGAAAGCATAAATAATAAAGATCCAAAACCTATGGTCTATGTAATTCAAGACATACCGGGTTCGAGAGAAGGTCGACCTAAAATAAATATTATTGGTGCGACCCAATTTGGACAATTAAAAGTTTTACTACCTGAAAATGCACAGATCATTTTGAGTCCTGGTCCCCTAATTTATAAATTAAGAACCTTATTAAAAAATTATACACCAAAAGATTATTTACTACTTACAGGCGATCCTGCCATAATTGGTGTTGCGTGCTCTATTGTTTCTGATATAACTAATGGCAAATATAATTTGTTAAAATGGGACAAACAAGAAAGAAGATATTATCCAGTTGAAATTAATTTATATCAAAAAATGGATTCATCACCTTGACAACCTTAAAATAAAGGATTATATTAGAAAGAAAATATACAGGAGAAATATATGACGATTAATTATAGAGAAGACAAACAAGAAATGATAAAAGGCGCTAATGATGCTAAAACACTTTCTGATAAAGTGATTAAATTAAAATCATTGGAAGATGAAGTTTCTAATGCTGAAGAAAGTTTGAAAAAACTTAAAGAACAAGTTAGAATACTTTCACAATTGGAAATTCCACAAATGATGGAAGAAATGAATATTACAAAATTAAAGCTAAAAGATGGTGAATCTGTAGAAGTTAAAAAATTTTACAGTGCATCTATTCCTAAAGAAAAACAACAGGAGGCTTTTACATGGCTTCGTAATAACGGCTTAGGTGATGTTATTAAAAATGACATTACCGTTACCTTTGGTCGTGGCGAAGATAACAAGGCAGCACAATATGCTGTCCTTGCCCGAGGTCAAGGATTTGAACCAGTCCAGAAAGTTGGTGTAAATCCGATGACACTCAAAGCATTGGTCAGGGAGCGTCTTGAATCTGGACAAGAGATGCCCTCTGATCTTTTTAATACTTACGCAGGTAACAGTACAAAAATAAACCGAGGAGAATAATATGAGCACACAAGTGCAAAGTAAAAAAGAAAATCTACCGTCCTCTATTCTATATAGAGATGATACAGGTAGTGGTTTTGAAAATGTAAAGCAGGAAAGTCTTGCTCTACCTATTTTAAAATTGTTACAAAACAGTTCTAAGGAATCACAAAAACGTAATGAAAATTACGTTCAAGGTGCAGAACCTGGAATGTTTTTAAATACCGTCACTAAAAAACTTTATGACGGGGACAAAGGGATTAATGTGATCCCATGCCACTATAAGTTGGAGTATCAAGAGTGGGCTGAGTTTGGTACTGGTTCAGGTAAACCAGAACAAATTTATCCAGACACTTCTGATATTTTGTCTAAAACCACAAAAGATGGTGCTAAAGATAGATTACCAAACGGTAATTATATCTTAACAGTTAATCAACATTACGTATTAATCGTTAATGCTGATGGTTCTGTTGATCCAGCACTTATCAATATGAGTTCATCTCAAGGTAAAGTTAGTAAGAAATGGACTTCTTTGCAAATGTCACAAGTGATGACAGATGCAAAAGGTACTTTCCAACCTGCGATGTACGCTTATATGTATAACCTAAGTACAGTTTTAAATTCTGGAAAAGGTAATCAGTGGTATGGATTTAATGTTAAACTAATTGGTCCTGTTAAAGACAGTAAAGTCTACGCAAGAGCTAAAGACTTTAATCAAAGTTTAAATAAATAATCATATCCTGGGGCGGTCTTAAAGCCGCCCCAATTATAATATAAGCGAGTGGAAATGGACGATCTAGAAAGATTTAAAGAGATATTTAGTGGTTTAAGCACTGCCTATGGTGTCACTAAAAAAACTAATGAATTTGATGCCCGAGGTAAACACAAAACAAAATCGTTTATCTTTAAAGAAAAACCAGCTAAACATTTATGGCAAGCTCATTTAGATGGTAAAGAACCTGCTTTAGGTATTATTCCAATTAATGAAGACAGTAAATGTCGTTGGTCTTGTATTGATATTGATCTTTACAATGGTTTTGATCATCAACAATTAATTAAAAAAATAAGAGACAAAAATTTACCTCTAGTTGTCTTTCGATCAAAATCAGGAGGCGCCCACGTTTTTTTATTTACTAAAGATTTTGTTCCTGCTTCTTTATTACGGGATAAACTAAAAGAAATTGCTTCCGTATTAGGCTATGCTAAATCAGAAATTTTTCCAAAACAAAATATTTTACGGACAGATAGAGGTGATACCGGTAGTTTTTTAAATTTACCTTACCATAATTGTAAAAATACTATGCGTTATGCTTTTAATGATAATGGCGAAGCTCTAACACTACATGGTTTTTTTAGTTTCTATGAAAAGAAAAAACAAACTGAAGAACAAGTTTTAAGTTTAATTATAAAAAAAGAAGAAAAGAAAGATGACTTATTAAAAGGTGCTCCACCTTGTTTAATCTCTTTAGCAAATGAAGGTATTCCCAATGGTCAAAGAAATAATGCTATGTATAATTTTGGTGTTTATTTGAAAAAAAGATTTCCTGAAAGTTGGCAAACAGAAATATTTGAATACAATAAAAAATATTGCCTACCTCCATTAGATAAAAAAGAAATTGATATTTTAATTAAATCAATTGATAAAAAAGATTATAATTACAAATGTAAAGATGAACCCATCGCATCTTTTTGTAATTCGACAAAATGTGTTTTTCAAGAGTTTGGTGTAGGTGATGGTGGTCCAGGTCCTGAAATAAAAGAATTAAAAAAATATGAATCGGATCCACCTATTTATTATGTATTAATTGGTGAAGATACTGTTGAAGTTGACATCAATACTTTATTAGATCCTTTTAAATTTTCTGTAGCCTGCGCTGAACAAATCAATCAACCTATTGCGACTGTAGGTCGAAACATCTGGATCAAGATGTTACAAAAATTATTTAAAGAAATGATTCCAATTCCAGCGCCAGAGTCTACTAAAATAGATGTTCAATTAAAAGAATTGCTAGCTGAATTTATAACTAAATCAACAGGTAAAGAAAAAGAAGATATTTTAAGAGGACTAACTTTTACTGAAGAAGGTAAAAGTTATTTTAAAGCAAAAGATTTCTGGGACTTTTTACAAAGAAAGAAATGGAATTTAAGTAAACACAAAACCATTCGTTTATTAGAAACTTCTTTTGATGCTGTTTTTCCTAAATTAAGAATTAATAAAAAAGAACAACGAGTAACTGAAATAAAAACAATGAAATTAGATAAACCAAATGTTCGTACAACCAAACTTAAGAAACCAGATTTTGCATGAGTGAAAGAATAATTATACCCGGTCCACCAGGAACAGGCAAAACCCATAGACTTATTCATTATTTAGATAAAGAATTAAATGAATATAAAACCAACCCTATTAAAATTGCTTTTATATCTTTTAGTAAAGCAGCTGCAGAAGAGGCCAAGCGAAGAATAAATAATGATAAAATTTTTGCGGGTACTATGCATTCGTTAGGTGCTCGTAGTTTAAGTATTGATACTAATTCACAATTACTTAAAGGTAGTAAATGGAAAACGTTTAAAAATTTTTCTGTTATTTGTCAGCATTTATCTTTTGAAAGTTATGTTACTGAAACTGGTATACCGCAATATAAAAATCATCATATGAAGATAATTGAATATGCTCGTTCAAAAAAACTAACGTTAAACGATGCAGCCATTGAACTAGGTCTACAATATAGTGTTGATATATGGTTTACCGAACAATTAGCAGAAGATTTAAAAGCATATAAAGAACAAGAAAATATGTTTGAATTTTCTGATATGATTACCAAGTTTGTTGAGAAAGATAAATGTCCTCCACTCGACGTTGTCTTTCTTGATGAAGCTCAAGATCTAAGTCCTTTGCAATGGGATATGTTTTTTTACATCGAAGAACAATGTAAAAGATCATACATTGCAGGGGACGATGATCAAACCATTTATAATTTTCAAGGTGCTAATCCTGAAATATTTATTAATTTGAAAGGAACTTTTGATCCGCAAATTAAATCAAGACGAGTTCCAAGAAAAATACACCAACTAGCAGAATCTATTTTTCCTCACATGACAGAGCGTTTAGATAAGAAATGGGAACCAAGAGATGCTGAAGGTGAAATTGAGAACAATGTCAGCTTAGAAGATTTAGATTTTACTACCGGTCAATGGATGATTTTAGCTAGAACTAATGAGAAACTTAAACCTATTGCTGAACATTTAACAAGACAAACAATTAGATTTACAAGTAAGATACAAAACCTTTTATCAAAAGAATTATTGAATGCTTATCGAACTTGGATTCGTTTAAATGCCGGTGCTTTAGTTAGTAAAGAAGATGCACAGGATTTATATAAATTTTTAAACTATAAAAAAGGTCATGTTGAGTATGGTTTCTCTGGAGGTAAATCTTTAAATACTGTTGAGAATGTTGATCTAGATACTTTGCGTCTCGAGCACGGGTTGCGCGTAGCGGGAGACTGGGAGCAATTGCATATTCCAGAAGAAAGTAAAAATTATATGAAAGCTTTAATTGATTCAGGTGATGATTTAATGAAAGAACCTAGAATTAAAGTATCTACTATTCATGGAGTAAAAGGAGAAGAATGTGACAATGTCGTTTTACATACAGATTTAGAAAAAATTATTTATGATGCAGCCTTAAAAAATGCTGATCCTGAACATAGAACTTTTTTCGTTGGTGTGACTAGAACAAAAGAAAAATTATTTTTAGTGAGACCAACATCAGAATATAATTATACCATAGGAGATCCTATTGTATGATTAAACCGATTGGGTGTAATGCGGTGACCTTGGGGAATGTGGTAGTTTCCTGTCTTCGGGCGAAGTTGGTTCAGTTGCGTTATACCCTGTTTTCATTAACTGTTAAACCAACATCTACCACAAATAAAAAGGAGAAAATATGACACATAAAGACATGTTTAAAGAATACAATTATGATTCTTTACAAGAACAAGTAGGTGGAAAACATTATAAACATTTTAAGATTCAACCTGCTTATTTTATAAACGAGAATAAGTTGCTTTTCGCAGAAGGTAATGCTATTAAATATATTTGTAGACACCGGACGAAAGGAAAAGAAGAAGACATTAAAAAAGCAATTCATTATTTAGAAATGATATTGGAAAGAGATTATGCCTGATACAAACTTTGTTAACTATAATGATTTTTATCCTAAAAATATTCCTATGTGTGAAGAAACACTTCATCCAAAAGAATTAAAACTAATTTCTAAATTAAATAAAATAGTTAATGGTCCTGTGGAAGGTAATTATTGTTTTAAACATCAAACTATTCTTAACGAAAAGTCTATTCCAGTTAAAGAACGTTCATGGAAAAGACAATATTTAAGAGAAGCAATCACTGATCGAGAACATGCTCTAGAGATTGGCTTCAATGCTGGTCACAGTGCTGCTATTATGCTGTTAGCAAATCCTAAACTATATTTAACTTCCATTGATATTTGTATGTATCCTTACACAGTTAAATGTGCCAAGTTTATGTTTAAATATTTTTATCCACGTTTTAGTTTTATTGGAGGTTCAAGTCAGCAAGTTTTAAAAAAAACAACATTAGCCCAAGAGATAGATTTTATTCATGTTGATGGAGGTCATGGTATTGCTGATTTCTATTTTGATATTGATTGGTCAACAAAAACATTAAAACCTGGTGGTAAATTAATGATTGATGATGCTTATTTACCAGACTATCAAAAATATATTGCTTATAAATTACAGCAACAAGAATATAAAATAGCTAATACAATTAGACCAACATCTCATGAAAATATTTTATTGGAGAGACTATGATTTTTAAAGCACAAACAGAATGGAATTGTCCAGAAAATTTTCCTGATTTAAGTCAGGCAAGATACATTGCGATTGACTTAGAAACTAAGGATGTTGATTTAAAATCTAAAGGATCAGGAGCTATTAAAGGTCATGGTGAGATTGTCGGTATTGCAGTCGCTGTTGAAGGTTGGTCTGGTTATTATCCTATTGCACACGAAGGTGGTGGGAATCTTGATAAAAAAGTTGTTTTAAAATGGGTTCAAGAAGTCTGTAATACTAATGCCACTAAAATATTTCACAATGCCATGTATGATGTCTGTTGGTTAAAAGCTTATGGTATAAAAATTAATGGAGCTATTGTTGATACTATGGTTATGGCTTCTTTAATTGATGAAAACAGATTATGGTACAGTTTAAATAGTGTTTCATTTGATTATTTAGGTGAAGTTAAAGATGAGAAAGCTTTGAAAGAAGCAGCAGATTCTTTTGGTATTGATCCTAAAAAAGAAATGTACAAACTACCAGCGATGTTTGTTGGTAATTATGCAGAAAGAGATGCTGAACTAACTTTAGAATTATTTAAAGTTTTATCTAGAGAAATAGATAAACAACATCTTTTTAATATTTTTGAATTAGAAACAAATTTATTTCCTTGTTTAATAGATATGAAATTTAAAGGCGTTCGAGTTGACGTTGAACGAGCCCATAAAATGAAGCAACTATTGTGTAAACAAGAAGAAGAGTTATTGCTAGCAGTGAAAAAAGATACAGGCATAGAGCCTCAAATATGGGCAGCAAGATCCATTGCCAAAGTGTTTGACAAATTGTCTTTGTCTTACGCCAGAACCGAGAAAACGGGGTCACCTTCATTTACTAAAAATTTCCTTTCCCAACATGAACATCCTTTAGTTAAAAAGATAGCAAAAGCCAGAGAAATAAACAAGGCACATACTACTTTTATTGATACAATTTTAAAACATCAATTTAAAGGTAGGATTCATGCGGATATTAATCCAATTAAATCTGATACGGGTGGTACAGTTACCGGTCGTTTTAGTTATTCTAATCCAAACTTACAACAAATACCAGCCAGAAATAAAGATTTAGGACCGATGATTAGATCTTTATTTTTACCAGAATTAAATCACAAATGGGGTTGTTTTGATTACTCTCAACAAGAACCAAGACTAGTTGTACATTATGCAGCTACAACAGAACCTATTTGTTTTGATCAATCGGTAACCGATATTGTAGAAAAATTTAAAGATGATTCTGTAGACTTTCACCAAACCGTAGCAGACATGGCTAACATATCTAGATCACAAGCTAAAACAATTAATTTAGGATTGTTCTATGGTATGGGTAAAGCAAAACTACAAGCAGAATTAGGTTTAAATACTAAAGCAGAAGCTGAGAATTTATTTAATCAATATCATGAAAACGTGCCTTTTGTTAAAGACTTAATGAATAAAACTTCTAATCAAGCACAAATGTCAGGATCGATTGGTACTTTATTAGGTCGACGTTGTCGTTTTAACAAATGGGAACCTAATACTTTTGGTATGCATAAACCTATGGAGTTTGAAGAAGCTGAAAGAACTTATGGTCGAGGTAGAATTAAAAGAGCTTTTACTTACAAAGCCTTAAATAAATTAATTCAAGGTTCAGCAGCTGATATGACTAAGAAAGCAATGTTAGATTTATACAATGAAGGTATTGTGCCACACATACAAATTCATGATGAATTAGATGTCTCGGTTGAGTCTGAAGAACAAGGGAAAAAAATTGTTGATATTATGGAGAATGCTGTTAGTTTAAAAATACCTAATAAAGTTGATGCTGAATATGGTGCAACTTGGGGGGAAATTAATGGATAGTAATGGCCTATTTAAATGCGAACACACCACCCATATATTGTCAAATTCGTAGAGAATATTTATACGATCTTAAAAAACATCACGGCGAAGTTGAAGATTGTATTATCTTTGGTCTTACATGTATTACAGGGCGTCCAATACTTTTTCATGCAATTATGGAAAATGGGGCTGTATTTTACCGTTTGCCAATCTCTGCGTTTATTCAAAGAGGATTTGACCCAGAAAAAGTTCCTAAACGTCGACTTGATGAGTTGGAGTTATGGAATTGTTTTAGTTATTATCCTAGTGTGCATGCTTTCGACCTACTAGAAGGTCAATCAGGTAAGTACATAGGCAAAGATAAAAAGTGGCATTCGGGTGCTTATCTATTTACAGTTGACTTTGCCCATCCAGAGAGTAATATTCTTGACACAGATCATTCTGAAATTCCGCACGAACACAAGTGCGCTCACATAATGGCCTTAGATGATGGCAATTATGCAGCACAACCAAACAATCGAATCTTATGGGACATACCTTCTTTTACAGTAAAAGATAATGTTCCTGATTGGAAAGTGCAGACTTCAGAATGGAATGTTGAAGATACACGTAAATGGAGAACCGAAGATACGGACAACTTCTTTTACGAAATTGAGGAGAAAAAAAATGATTAAAAAATGTATTGACTGGGTTAAAGCTCAGTGGAAAAAATTTACTGATTGGGTTTTTAAAGGCTTTTACAAATAGTTTATGGCCTTAAAAATCGGCGAAGATCAAGCGGTACAGATGCCAATGAAGACTGTTGTCAGTCTGATTGCTATAGTAGCACTTGGCGTATGGGGTTACTTTGGTATTGTAGAACAAATTAATAAACATGATACAAGACTAGAATTAATGGAAAAAGATCTAGAGTTAAATACAGACTTTAGAATAAAATGGCCGCGGGGACTTTTAGGATCGCTTCCGGATGATGGACAACAATTTATGCTTATCGAAGATTTATATAAGCAAGTTGAAAAATTAACCAAGAATCAGGAAATGAATACAAGTAATAAATTAAGAATTGAGTTTATGGAAAAGCAACTTAATAAGATGATGATTGATATTGAAAAATTGAAAGACTCCAATAGAGAAATTAAGTTTAGTAATGGTAATGGACATAGTAAGTGAAGGACAATTTCAAGAATATGATTATAATCAAGAATATTCAGAATGTGAGTGGAGAAAAATAAATGGATCCAGTAAGTGTTGTGATCGCTTTGTGTATGTTTGTCAACGGTGAACTTAAAGAACATCGTATCCAGGACACAACCTCTGACTGTTTAAAACACAGACGTGAGTCCATGAGACAATCACAAAATAAACCTCATATAGATTTTCGCTGCGGGAAGGTAGAGGTGATACTAGAGTCGAACGTCGATGGTTCAAAATCAATTAAAAAGATTATTGGACCTAAATAATAGAATGACAGAATTAGCTTTTCCTGTGCAAACTTTGCTCGCTATTGTTTTAATGGCGATAATGATATATCACGGCACAAAATTATGAAAACAAATCTATTAGTACATAAACATTTAATTATTCGTGCTGAATCTAAACGTCCGCCTAAATCTGAAGAAGAAATGGTTAATTGGATGAATGAATTTGTTAATAGTATTGGTATGAAAGTATTAATGGGACCTTATGCTAAATATTTAGATTTTCCTGGTAATCGTGGTTTGACAGTAGCAGCTATTATTGAAACTTCACACATTGTCATGCACGTTTGGGATGAACCTCATCCAGCTTTAATGCAATTTGACGTGTATTCTTGTGGTGAATTTGATGAAAATAATATTTGTAGAAAGATTGCAAAAGATTTTGATTTAAGTAAGATAGAATATAAATATTTAAATAGAGAAACAGGTTTAACTGATATCTCTGATGGAATATTAAACTACAAATGAAATTGACGGCTAACATAACCTTGGACGAACTTACCAAAAGCCAGGTTGCTGAACGTAAGGGCATCAATAATTTACCTTCACCACAGCAAATAGAAAATTTAAAAGCATTGGCTGTAAATGTATTACAACCAATTAGATCACACTTTGATAAACCCTTAATTATCTCATCAGGATTTCGTTGCGCACAACTGTGCATAGAAATTGGTAGCAGTGTCAACAGTCACCATGTGGCGGACAATGGTTGTGCAGCTGCGGATTTCGAAGTACCAGGAATTGATAACGAGCATCTAGCGACGTGGATCAAATCGAACCTAGAATTTGACCAGCTTATACTTGAATTTTACAAAAAAGGCGAACCGTCGTCAGGGTGGGTCCATTGTTGTTATTCAACAAACGATAATAGAAACATGTGTTTACACGCATACCGAGAAGACGGTAAGGTAGTTTATAAACCGTGGTAAATAATTATTTTAGAAAGATATTTAATGAAATGGTGGTCACTGGCGACTGCCCTGAATGTCACAATATGACGGCGTTAATAAATATAGATACGAATATCTTTAAGTGTGTAGCGTGTGGCGAGGAACTAGAGCAAAAGGTTAATGGTGTTATTAAATACATGAAGGTTGACAAGAATACCAAAATGAGTCTAATAGACCCAAATGGCCAAGAAGAAGTCTAGTATAGGTAGTGTAATCTTTCATAAAAGGACACCTAAAAAACGTCCAGGAAGACACAATAAGAAGTTTAATAAAAGAGTACCAAGAAGAAAGAAGTATATTGGCCAAGGAAAATGATAAGACAAATAGCGTATGAATTTATAATAACTATTATGTTATTAACCAATAATGGTAAGATGCTAACCATTGAAACGAATGGTGTTTCATGTGATACTTGGTTTAAACAAAATGTTGAAGAAAAAGAATACGTTTGGAAAATTGGTAGAGAGAAAAGAACTTATCACACTTATCAAGACCATATTGTGGTTGGCTACGTTTGCTCTAACAATTTACCTAACTAAAATTTTGCTCAGTACACGTGAATTTAATAATGATTTTTTTCTCGTTAACATAGTCACTACCCATATTTTGGCTTAATTCAATCATATTCAAAGCACCTGCATGCATACACTCATAATGCGAATTAAAAGGTTGATTTAATTGCATTGGGTTCATGCACTGTCCAATTAGGGCTGAACAAACCTGAATTGTAAGAAAAAATTTCACTTGACCTCTTGTATAAATTGAGTTAATGTCCTATATTAAATATATAAAACTAAATGAAAGGATAAAGTATATGACAGACTTTAGCAAGTATAAAAACATAACCGTCGATAAAGAGTGTTATGCAGTTATAACAAAACTACAAACTAAACTTAAAGAAGATGTTAAGTTAAGTCGTAGTCAAGTTGTAAAAACATTAGTGACAGAGAAAGCAAGAAAGTTAAATGGCAAGTTGGACAAGAAGTAATTTTGGTAATGTAAAAGAATTACCTTTTATTGCTGAAACTAATCTAACAGCAGAACAAAAACTTTGGAAAGCAGTTTTATCCCAGGCTATTTATGAAGCCTGCACAAACTGGTATCAAGGTGTGCCTTTAACTATCACTGAAAAAGCAAAAGCTAGAAGATGGATTAACCTAAACAATCCAGATTTTCTTGAAGTATGTGAAAAGGCAGGATATAATCCTGAGTATATCTGTTACAAAGCAAAACAATTAGAAAGGAAAAAAGATGAACTGGCAACAAAAGTACAAGGTTATAAGGTGGCTGCAAACTTCGTCAAAGTTATCGGAACCATCAGCTAACCAAGTGGCTCATAAAGCAGTAACATTAATTGATAAAATAATTATGGCTAAAAATCCAAAGTTAAAATTATTTACAGAAATGGCAGGATTTGAATGTCAGGAAAATTAATTTGTCCTAGATGTAATGGTAATGGTTATCGACGCATTTGGAAAGATGCTGATGAAAATGAAAAAATTACTATTCAATGTGCTAAATGTAATTCCTCAGGGGAAGTAGAAATAACTGAAGATGAAGTTAATTCTTTATTAGCTAAAACAGCAAGGAGACTACAATGATGAGTCATAAAGATTGTGAAGAATTAGCGGCGCTCATTGCTAAAATGCAGAATGATAAAAGTTATCATCCTGTCTACAATAAGAAAGGAGTTAAACATGTCGGACAAAGGACCGAACGATCTCGAAGAACAACTTCGAATCGAGAAACAAAGAAATGAATTTCTACATAAGCATGTAGATAAATTAGAAGATGAACTTCATGAGTTGCGTTATGAAGTTGGTTATTTAAAAACACAATTAAAAGAAACTAAAGATGATAACCGACGTTTAGTTTCTCAAATTGAAGATCAAATAAAACAATATCGAAATAAAGGATTATTATGATCAGACCACTGATAAAAATAATCGTTAGACTTCGAATGTGGTATGCGGACTTTAGAGGTCACCATGGTAAACGTTGGAACTACGAACCTGGAGACTGGTATATGGGAAGGAGACACTATGGTAA